AGAAATAAGTGTAGACTTATTGATGCGTTTATGGGAAAAGACTTTTGCTCTAACGCTTGGTCACACTGGGTTACAAATAAATGAAACGAAAGAAATTAGTTATATCAGAAAGTTCAACAGTCAGACAGGCATGTGAGTTTTACTTTAATACTCCTGCTTATTTAAATATTACAGGTCGTAGCCAAAAAGATTATTTTATTGCTATGATTAATGCGTGTAATACAACTATTCAAAACGGTAAACTGTTTGGTAATGTAAAACTAAAAGATGTAAAGTTTAAACACGTCACACATTTGTATGATACTTGGTTAGTCAATAAAGGTGTACGTAGATCCAACTACCACGCTACTTGTATGAGCATTGTATTTAATACAGCTATACGACATGAAGCTATGGGGATTAATCCTGTAGCCTTAATTAAGCGTAGTAAACCACCGCCTCGTAAAGTCTATTGGAAAGAAAGCCACGTAAAGCTTTTTTTAAATACATCTTTTAGTCAGTACCGATGGAGATCTATAGGTTTAATAGTATACATGGCATATGAATGGGGTCAGCGGTTAGGTGACATCCGCAAATTACAGTGGAGTAACATAAATTTTGCTTCTCAACGATTAGACTTAGAACAAAGTAAACGCAGGGCTGATGTACACTTACCCATAACTGATGATCTATTTAAGCAACTACAAAAGCAACACGAAGAGTTTAGCAGTTCATCTAATTATGTTGCACCTCGTGTTTACCCTCGTAATGGAAGCTACTCACCCTACACTATGGTAGAGGTTTCTCAACTGATTAATGAAGTTAAAGAGGAGTCAGGCTTACCTAAGAAACTATGGGGTATGGATCTTAGGCGTACAGCTATTACTGAGATGGTCGAGGCAGGTGTAGACATTACAGGCATTATGCAAGTCTCAGGACACAACAGCCCACAAAGTGTTATGCCTTACTTAGTTAATACTTTTAGTGGGGCATCAACAGCATTAAACAAAAGAAAGGCTAATAAGAAATGAAACACATGAAAGTATGGACAGACGAAGAGAAGTTATACATAAATGAAAACTTTAGGTATGAACCTGATACAGGTTTGATTTACTGGAAGAAACCCACGTATAAAACTGGGCCTAAAAGAAAACTGGATAAACCCGTTGGAACTTACTTAAGTAGTGGGTATTTACAAATATCTATATCTTTTAATAGACGAAGATTGAAAATCAGATCGCATAGAATGGCTTGGTATTTGTACTACGGAAAAGTACCAGTCGATTTAATAGATCACATAGATCACAATAAAATTAATAATAGGATAGATAACCTAAGAGAAACTAATTCCTCTAAAAATGTCAGGCACTCTAGTATACAAAAAGCTAAATTGAAAAAGTACTCAGAAGGACATTGCATAGGGGTACATAAAAGAAGAGATAATTTAAAAAAACCCTATCGAGCAACATATGGTATAAATAATAAAAAAATGTGTTTAGGTTACTACGCCACAATGGTTGAAGCCGCTAAAGTTAGAGATGCACATGTAATAGAGAAGTTTGGTTCAGGTTGTGGTGCTACAAATAAAGACATAGGTATATATTAATAATGAACATACAATCTTACTTAGATACCTTAACAATAGCTGAGGGGCAACGCTTACGAATGAGTTGCCCTGTATGTAATTCTTACAATACCTTTACAGTATTTAAAACAGATGGCGTGTTAGTCTATAATTGTTTTAAACTTAGTTGTACAAATAGTAGAGGTATGTACGGTGTAGGTCTTACAGCCGACGAGATAAAACTTAAGATGCAAGGCTACGTGAAAGATAGGCCTACATCTCTAGATCGTATGGTAGTGCCAGAATACTTAGTTAAACCAACAGTTGAGCATTACCTAATGCATAATTATGTAAAGATTTGGGACTTGTACGATGAAGACTTAATGTATGACGTTAAGGATAGACGTGCTGTATTTATGATTAAAGACAACAATAGATTGATTGATGCTGTAGGTAGGTCACTTGATGGTGGCGCGACTCCTAAATGGTTTAGGTACACGGGTGAAGCCTCTGTTTTTACTAGGATATTAGGTAACACCAACGGCATTGTAGTAGTTGTTGAAGACGTTATTAGTGCTATAACTATTGCAAAACTATATCCTAGGACAACAGGCCTAGCTATCTTAGGTACATCATTAGGTGAGGCACAAATGCAACATATTCAGAATTATTCTAAGGTAATCGTAGCGTTAGACCCTGATGCGGCACACAAGACTTTGCAGTACAAACGAGATATAGAGGCATGGACAGGGTTAGACACAATTGCTTTTAGACTTGTAGATGATATAAAGTATAAAGTAGAAGAAGACATAGATAGATTGGAGAAGTTATTAGTATGAGTATATGTGGTGAGATAGAAAACGTAAAGAATGAGATAAAAACACTTGAAGAGTTGATGGAAAACGAACCTAAAGATGGATGGAACGTCTGTAGTAATATATCTATGATAGTTAATGCTTCTATTACATCAGCTAAAAGAAGACTAAAAGAATTGGAAGCCGTTCAATGATGGAATTAGCTCTTATCAGAACGCTGATGAACAAAGAGTTTTACGAGAGGCACAAAGGTATACGATGTCCAGATAAGATATTTACTAAAGATGTAAGAAAGATTAAACAAGCCTTAGACTACGCTATGATTAATTATGAAAATAGCTTGAGTCCTACCGACCTTGAAGCTATATTTTTCTCTACTAATCAGTCCTTAACTACATCTAACAAAGAAGCATATAAAACTTTATTTAAACGATTATCTAATGAACAACCTATGAATGACAACATAAGTGAAGACGTATTGTCTAAGTTGTTTCAGCAGGTTGTAGGTGAAGAGGTAGCTAACTTAGGTTTTGACTACGTTAATGGTACAGTTAATACGCTAGAGCCTATGCGTAAGATACTGGATGCATATCAAGATGACTTTACACCTAATCTAAAGGTAACATGGGAAGACATATCTATTGACACATTACTTGATGCGGCAGAGATACAATCGCAATGGACGTTTAACATACCTAGTTTAAAGCGTAAGGTTCAAGGCATATCAGGTGGACATTTTATCATTGTAGGTGCTAGACCTAACACAGGTAAGACATCCTTTCACGCCAGTCTTGTTGCTGCACCTGGTGGCTTTGCCCATCAAGGAGCTAAGTGTATAGTCTTATGTAACGAAGAACGATACGATAGGGTAGCTGGCAGGTACTTATGTGCTGCATCCAGTATGTCCTTAAAAGAAGTCAAAGAAAACAGAGCATTAGCGGCATCACGCTACAGTCCTGTACACGATAACGTTAAAGTAAAAGATAGCATGAATAAAGATTTGTCTTGGGTAGAGGCCGTCATTAAACACAACCAACCTGACATAGTTATACTAGATATGGGTGATAAGTTTGCACCTAAGACATCAGATAAGTCTGACATATATCTTAAAGATGCAGCAATATACGCTAGGAATATAGCTAAACAATATAATTGTGCAGTCATATGGATGTCTCAGTTAAGTGCAGCAGCAGAAGGTATAGTGCGTGTAGATCAATCTATGTTGGAAGGTAGTAAGACAGGTAAGGCAGCAGAGGCAGACCTTATGGTTCTTATATCTAAAAATTCTCCTGTTGTTAATGAGGGTGCAACAGAACAAGAAGAAGATACACAAAGGCACTTAGTGATAGCTAAGAATAAATTAACGGGTGGATGGCATGGCACTATTCATTGTAACTTGGATGGCAATCGAAGCCAGTACTTGGTGTAAGGAATTAGTATAATGGAAGGAGATGTTTTTTATTTTGAATACACTTACAAAAAGAACCTGCAAAGATTGTAAACTGACAAAACGTGCCGATTGTTTTGGTGTTGTTGATCGTTCTGGAAATAGAAGAGGTGTTTGCAAAAGTTGTTATAGTTACAGCAGGAATCCAAATGCTTGGAATAAAAACGTCATAAGAAAAAAACTATACGCTAGAAATAAAAGATGTTGTTCCATGTGTTATAAAATAAAAGACTTATCTTTTTTTCCGAATGATTATTCAGGTAGAGTATATAACAATAAAAAATCTTATTGTCTTACTTGTGCATACAGAATGAAAAATGATTATGTAAATAGAAATAAAGACAAGAAAGTTAATTGGAATAAAACTTACCGCACAAAAAACAAGGATAAAATAAATGAAAAATTCTATATATCACTAAGAAACAATCCACAGAAAAAAATAGCACATTTACTCAGGACGGGTGTGAATAAAGTC